ATAATGGTAAGAAAGTATACTAAAAGACCAGTAGTTGTAGAAGCTATCAAACTTAAGCATTATAATGTGCAGGAATGTATTAATTTTTGTGGTGGTAAGATTAGCTCCCACTCAATGACTGGTGTTGTTATTGAAACACTCGAAGGTAATATGCTGGCTAATGAAGGAGATTATATCATCAAAGGAGTACGGAATGAATTCTATTCCTGTAAGCCTGATATATTCCGTGAAACCTATTGTACAGCTGGTGAGTTAGATGCATAAAGATAATAGTAGGGTAGGGTACAGTAAAGAATATGCTGAAGGCTTTGCTAAAATAGATTGGGGTAATAAGAAAGATGATGCAGATAGAAGTGAAGTACCGAGAAAAGACAAAGATAGTAGACGTATACCACCAGTGGGACATCAAGAAAGATGAGATTGTTGGTGTTAAGGCTACTAAAAAAGATATTGGTAAGTACTTTGAGTTTGATGATGGGTCTGGATGGTTCTCCAAGATTATTGGAGTCACTCCGCTTGCCGTTAGGACTGAAATCTGTATAGTGAGAGTAGCAGACTATGTCCATATGTCGAAGGTACAATACCCTCAAACAAGCTATTCTGGGGCATATAAGACAGAAGAGCATGATTTTGTAAGGGAATTTAATAGACCCGAGCATAGATGTGTATATAGGCTGATGCATGAACAGCCAATTAAATACTTAACAAAGAGGATAAAGATGCTTACGGTTAAGAAATTGCAGGATAAGTTGAAATCTAATGGTGTGGATGAGAATTTTATCGTAGGATTACTGGTTAATGCTGCTTCTAAAGGTAATGAGAAGGTAAAAGCTATCGGAATGTTAGCTAGAATAGGTGGTGTTAATCTGGAACCACAGCTATCTCCACCTGGAATCAAAGGTATGTTTGTACAAAACAACCTTACAATCCAAAATCAAAGAAGAAATGAGATGGAAGAGTTGCCTGCAGGTACTAGTTTGAAGGCAATGATAGCACAAACCAAAGATAAACTAGATAAAGTGGCAGAGGACGTAGACTTTATCAAGGAGATATAATGGCTTACGAGATTATAGGTCACTGGCCAATAGGATATTTTCAAGAGAATGGAGTTATAATTGACCACGAACAAGTTGAGATAGGTAAATGGACTCAGGTAGGTACAGATGTATCTATAATCCTTAACAAACGTGGTGGTAATATTACCTACGATGGTACATATAATGAGGATTTAGATACTATCGATGGTACTTATGAGAATTATGAGTATGCTTGGCAAGCTCAAGTTGATGATGAGGAAGCTACATACCTCGGTGGTTCATTTTCTATGGAAAAACAGTTTATGTGGGTTATCATATCTAGTTATAAGGTTACTGAAGGTGGAGCTTCTGTAACATGGGATGGTGGTTCTGTACGACCTGCTGAATTTGATAAGCGTGGGGAAGTTAAAGTTGATATAATTGGTAAAGTTTCCACTATCACAGTATTTTCTGTTGTTAGATCCGATGGAGTTGAGTGGGATTGTGTAAGAGGATGGAATTCATAATGAATTTATCTGATATACAAGAGCTAACACCTGAAGAACAGCGTTCTTTACACGTTGCTATGGGAAAAGACACCGCTTTGTTTGCTAAGGTGGTGATGGGACACATAGTAAAAGAGATTCCTGAGTTTCATAACGATGTGTATACTATGCTAGACGACATGACAGAGAGAAAATACAGGCACAGTGCATGTGTGTTGTTCCGTGGGGCTGGAAAAAGTACAATAAGTAAGACTATTAAATCTATTCAGGATGTATGTTACCTTCATGAACCAGTTACCATGCTGATATCCGAGTCAATCAAGCAGGCTTCCATGGACTTGATAGGTATTCAGGATGAAATAGAGAATAATGAGATTATTAATGGTTTATTCGGCTCATTGAAGGGTAATGTCTGGAATCAAGAAGAATGTGAGATGTCTAATGGCTCATTCATTGTATCTAAAGGATATGGTTCCAGAGTAAGGGGATTTAAGTGGAAAACCCAGAGACCTACACGCTTTGTTATTGATGATTTTGAATCTGAGCACAATACTGGTACTGATTATCAGAGAAGTGCTGTTGTTGATTGGATAACTGGACAGGTATTACCTGCTGGAGACCCTACAACTATCTTCCAGTTCTTTGGAACAGTAGTTCATCCTAAGGCTTGGCTAGCTAGGATAGGTGAAATGGCTTATTTTCAGGAACCTTTAGGTAAATTAGTTAAAGTTGCCATTGAAGAAGGTGGAAAACCTAGTTGGTCTAGTAGATTTCCAATGAAAGTTATTAAGGAACTGAGAGCTTTCTACAAGGATCAAAAGAAAATGGCTATGTTTTTACAGGAATACTACCATGTGCCTGCTACATTTGGTGAAGCAGCCTTTGATTTATCTAAGATACTGGAGATAGATGCTACATTCGGGAACTATGAGCACATCACGTATGTTGAACAGAACGGTGAGAAGCATCCTATCTTTACCTTTATTGGTATAGATCCTGCTAGTTCTACCTCTGAGAAGGCTGATAACACCGTAATCTGTGTGATTGGAGTACTTCCTAGTAGGAAAGTAATACTATTAGACATCTATGCAGGTAGGATAGCACCTCATGAACAGATAAAAAAGGTGTTTGAGTACACACAGAAGTATAAACCTAAGCACGTAACAGTTGAAACACAAGGTTATCAGCTAGCTTTAGCTGATTGGCTTAGAGAAAAGATGATATTAGGCTGGGGACAGGCCTTTACAATACGAGAATTTAAAAGTAATAAAAGCAAGAACACAAAATTCCTTATGGGACTAGAGCCAATTATTAACCATGGTGAGTGTGTAAGGATCAGAGGCTGTCCTGGGTACGAGTTATTCGAGAAAGAGGCTTCAGCATTCAATGGAGTGACTAAAGAGCACGATGATACTATCGATGGATTCTTCCTGGCCACTCAAAATATGTTTGCTCCCCAAAAATTTATTGTTGACAAAGTAATTGACCAGCTTAGGCGTGGCACCAATAAGAGGCGTAAGAGAACTTACGCTGCATATTAGGAGATATAGTGGAAAGGAATAAACTTACGACAAAGCAGGCTGCCACATTGTTTAATGAGCTTTCATCTTACGAAAGTAGCACCTTTATCAACTGGCAGAATGAGTGTATGGCTAATAGATCTTTCTATTTTGGCAACCAACTTACTGCAGATGAGCTCTCAGACATACAAGATAGAGGACAATTTCCCTATTCCATCAACAAAGTACGTAAAGCAATCCGTGGTATATCAGGAATGCTTGCTGCATCACTCCCAAAATTTAAATTAGTTGCTGTCGGTGAGACAGATAATGAGAAAGTTGCATTATGCAATGACCTTATTGACTGGGTATGGAGAAATTCTGATGATATTCAGGGATTCTCTCGTATAGTTAAGCGAGCAGCAATAGATAACATATCATACTTTCATGTAATTAAAGACAGAAGAGGCATGATTAAGTATGTACCATTAACATTTGAAGACGTTGTAGTAGATCCTGCATCAAAAGATAGCCTATTTAGAGACGCATATCGTATATCAATCAAGAAATATATACCAGTTGAGCTTGCTAAAGCACTATATGGTATCCAATCTATGGTATATGATGCTCCAGTTAGTTGGATGGATATGCAATCTGATGGTAGTTCACAGTCATTTTTAGGTAAAATGTTCTCTGCAGATAAGCTTTATGTGCTTGTTTATGAGACATATCGTAAACAATACGTAGCTAGAGAAGATGGATTTGCTGACATAAGAATTATAAAAGACACATTAGTTGGGTTCAATGACATGTTTACTGAAACATTACCTAAATCAATCACTGAATATCCTATCATCCCAGTGTATGTAGAAGATACAGAGAACCCATATAAGCTTGGTGAAGTACATTTCATGAAAGGAATACAGAAGTTTATTAATAAAGCCTATGGTGTTGCACTGTATAATGCTCAATTACTCTCTAATCCTAAGGTTCTTATCAGGGAAACGGATGTACCTAATATGGATATTAAAGCATTTGAAGACAATTTCTCGACTCCTGGAGCTATAGGAGTGCTTGCTGGTAACGCTGGTGACCCAATTATAGTACAGGGACAGCCCCTTAATAGTGCATTCTTCATGATGTATCAAGATGCAGTTATGCAATTTGAGCAAGCAACTATACCAGGGGATGTAGTAGGGTATCAGAAAGGGTTCGGAGAACGTAGTTCTTCTC